GTGATGGCGGCAAAGAGTTCGGAAAGTGAAGCCATGCACCACTACGTGATGGTCAACTGTTGGCCATAGCCAGCGCCATACGCGCAGCGTCCTCAATGCCGCCGACGATGTCGTCGATCAACCCATGCTCGATTGCCTGCTCGGCGTCGAACACGCGACCATCCATTACATCCATCGAAACCTGCGGCCGCGCCGCTTGGATCGCTGCCGCAAACTGGTCGTGCGTGCGCTTGATTGACGCATCCATGTCGGCGCGCTGCTTCTTGGTCAACGATGTTCCGGGGTATCCTGCGCCCTTGTAGTCGCCCGATGAAAACACCTCCACGGAAACGCCCAGCTTGTTGTAATACTCGGACAAGTCGAAAAAAGCGCAGTAGACGCCGATGGACCCAACTTCAGCGCCTCGGGTTGCAACGACCATGTCGGCTTGCGACGCCAGCCAATAGCCGGCCGATGCGATCATTCCGGACGTGTATGCGACGACAGGCTTGGTCACGGACGCGAGCGCGTCGGCGGTGTCAATGCATCCGGCAACCGTTCCCCCAGGCGTGTCCATGTCGAGGACAATGGCAAGAACGTCGTCATCCTCCTCGGCAATGGCCAGCTCCTCGCGGATGTCGGCATAGTCAACAACGCCGGACCCGCGATCAAACGCCTTTGTTTTGCGCGCAAGGATTCCGCCAACCGGGATGTAGGCCACTCCGTCCACGATCTGCATTTCCTCCGTTTCGACCTCCTCGCCGCAAGGCCCCTCCGCAGGCATGCGGGCGTCCGCAGGAAACAGGCCTGCGCGCTGGCCAACAATGCGGGCAATGCTCCCGTGCGTCGCTGCACTGACAAGCCACGGCTTGCCAAAGACCTCATTGAGCAGGTGAATATGACTCATTGTGATTCGTTGGTAGCAGCCTGGGACTCGGCAATGGCGGCTGCGCTGTTCGTCGTCGTGCTGTAGCTCGTCGTATCTCGGAGGAGGGTGATTGCAATGGACATGTCAATGCCGTGTTCCTTAGCAAGCTCAGCAGCCGCTTTTAACAGGTCCGATGTCTCGCGCTTGCGACGCTTTAAGACATCTTCAGCCCACTCGCCATTACGGGCGCACACGTCGGCCATCGTTCGGAAGCCGGCCCGAAATTCGGCAATAGCTACGTCGGAATCATACTTCCGGTCGGCTGTCACCTGGGCCGGCGAAATGTACTCCCACCGCATCCACTCATCAGACGACGGCAACAGTCCGAGCTTTTGGGCCTTTGCAACTCGGTAGCCGTCAAGCCTGCGAAGCGTCGGGTAAAGCAGCCGGTCCCGCAGGTAGGCAAGGCGCTTGTTGATTTTTTCAACGACGACGCGCATTTGAGCCCCGCCAGCCTTGGTCGGATTCTGAGAAAAATCATATGACCAACCAAACCCGGAAATAGCCTGCCGCAACACCTCTTCCGTGAACGCACGCTGATTCATCGACGGCCGGTCGCCCGTGATGGCCTCGACCTTTGACTGCGATCCGGCGCGGACGTAGCGGATCTCGCCAGGGACAATTTCGTCCGACGACAGCTTGACCGCGTCCGTGTTGGTTGCGCCGGTTGAAGTCAATCCGCCGCTGCCGTAGCGCGAGACAAGGTTTGCTGTTTCCGCCGGGCCGCCCGTCTCGTTGTGGACCAACAGCGACAAGCCGCTGAAAACCTTCTGCGACACCATCTCCAGGCGCCGCGCCTCCGACACGTCCATGAAATCCAGAATGCTTGCGGCCAACGGAGACGTGCCGCGGTACTGGTCGGCGTACTCGGGAATGAAGCACGGGACAAGGCTGCGGACGTCAACGTCGCGGTCCCCCTTTGGGTCGTCGGCAAGCAGCCGGTAGGCGATTGGTCGGCCCTGCTCGTTGATGATCGCCCCGTCGCGGAACATCATCCCGGCATATTGAGAACCGGCCGGAACAATGGACAACCCGCGGCTTCCGACGCGATGTCCGGGGATATGCTGGAACATCGGGAATCCAGACTCGGATTCGGTCAACAAAACAAACGAGTCCCCGTCGCGGAGGTACGATAGGACAAGCAACTCCCGCAACGATTGCATGGAATACGGCGTCCCGCGAACATCGCAAATCCAATCATGGCCATACAGCCACGCTTCAGCAGTACGGCCCCATTCCGCGTCCTCGCCGTCAAACTGGATTTGGATTCCAGACGACGCAAAAAGCCCCATTTCACTCAACGCATTCCGTAGCGGAGTGACGTTTTGGAACAGGTACCGCCCCATAGACATCAGCACCGAACGGCTGTACGGCCCGGTCAGGCTAGATGCGTCTTTGTTGAAATTGTCGATCTGTCGGCGCTGCCCATCAAAACGACGCGCAACCGGCTCCGAAAAGCTGGCATCCCAATATGAGGATTGAACACCTCGGCGGTCGGTGACCTTAAATGGACGTTCTGCCATAGGGAGATGGGATTGATTGGAAAAACGTCGGCATTTGCGCCGTCGGCATCATGTCTGCAAGCGGGTACGTCGTTGGATTGATGACGTTCAACGATTGCTGAATCCAATTAAGCCGTGTTTGCGCCGAGTATTGTGGGGCGCGCGAGAATGACGTTCCACCCGCGCCGCCACTCGTCAGTGCACCGCCGTCGATCATCTCCTGTTGGACTTTCCGTCGCTCTGCTAATAGCTCCGCTTCAGTCCATCCGACAAATGGGTTGAAAGCCATTTAATCACTTTTTCAAGTCAACTGTTGCGTCGGCTCTGGCCTTTTGCTAATAACCCAACCATGGAGAGCATGGACGCAGCCGATCACCCGCTAGCCTCCGAGGCGCCAGAGGCCGACCCGCTTGATGAACTCATTGCAGAGCTAAAATCGTCTGATGAATTGGGCGACGACGACATCGAGCGCATCGTCCGCGAATGGGCTGACGGTCGCGACTCCGTCCAGTCTCGTCACTCCTCCGGCGCTCTCGTTGAGGTTCTCTGTCTATTCACGGAGCCGAACCGAGACCCGCGCATCCTCGCCTATGCGATGCTCTATGTCCTGAACAAGTGCCCGATCAGCATGGCGGATGCCGCACAACTGATCGGGTGCACGCGGGCAGCGATCAGCAAGGAAAAGCGGATACTAGAACGTCGCTTCGGCCTTCAATCGCGAGTGTCCATCACAGCCGAGGCGGTGGAGGATCGTGCAATAGCCTGCCGAGCTAGAGGGAAACGGAAACCTCGTGGTGTCGCATGGGTCGGCGCAACAATTCTCAATCAGTCGCTCCGCAAAACAATATGAAGATCGAGATATCACCCGCGTTACCGTCCCTTTTTTCCAGATTCACTGAGGCAAGAAACAACGCCTTCCACGCTGCCGGAGATGCGGTGGCCGCAGCAAGCGCACTCGGCGCTGAGCTTGAGCGACACGAGGAACAGTTAGAATTGCAGGCCGTCGTTGACGCCGTTGATGGAATGTCCATCCAACAGGCGCGGGCGTGCATTAAAGTCGCAAAAATTGTCCGCGAGCACGGCGGCGTGCTGGACAATGCGATGTGGCGGCAAACACTCTTGCTGACCGAATTAGTTCCTGCTCCAGAACCACGTAACCCGGAGCCTGGGAAGCCAATCAAAATCCTTCTGTGGATGTCGCGGATCCGCTCGCGCATTCCCAGGCTGAATCCCGAAGAGCGTGGAAAGCTCAAGGTTGAGCTACAACGGCTCCTGCAATTGCTTTGACGCGCGGCTTCCGGTCGCCGAGCCGAAAGCATCCGTCCAGTCTCCGGAGGGCCAATCTCTCGGGTGTTGGGCTCGATCGTCATGCGAATTCAATCGGCGCGTTGTCGGAGTCGGAAACGATAGTTGCAAGCGCAACGATCATTTTGGCGCAGTCCCAGGCGTGGTTGCTTTTTGAGTGCGCAACCCACTTTGCAATCTGTCTTCCGGTTGAATCTGTCGTCATCTCCTGATGCTCCGCGCTCATTTGCTTGTCGTACTCTCGCCGCTCAACCGGATCCTCTCCCGATGACGGCTCCAGCCATAGTCCCTTGTCGATCATGCGGTGAACCCGAGTTGCGATGGCGTCCGAGGAAAACCGGATGCGCGGGCAGTATCGGTCCCGCTGCGGCGCGTCGTGGAAACCTTCAAACGCATCGACGTTTGACACCTCGGAATAAATCTTTCGGACCTGACACGTTTCCCCACTGAGCTTCTTTAACCAGTGCGGAAAGCTAGCTTCCTTGTCGCCGACCAAACCTATGAGCCGACGGCGAAGGGCAAAGCGGAAGATTGAGTTGTCTTTGTTTTTGTTCCAGTTCACGTCAACGCCAGCGATCCATGGGCGGTACTTCTCTAGCACGGCATCAACGTCGCTGTCCTCGTTGCAGCGGCCATACCAAAGTCGACGCACCTCCCCGCCCTTCTTGGATACCTCGGCGACCATCATCCAGTAATTCCGGTGTTGGACGTCAATGGAGGCGATGACAACCCCCTGTCCCTCGCGTTGTTCGCAGGGGTCAAACCGTCGAAACTCATAGACGAGCGCATGAGGGTTTTTCCCGTTCGGATTGTCGTGGTCCGCGCATCGCTTCTGAATAAACGTCTTGAGCTTCTCGTAATCGCCCATCGCCTGCGATTTTTTCGCAGCTAACCACTCGATGACGAGGTCCCGCCAAGGGTAATCGATGACAGCCTCCCAATGGAAAAGCACGCGGTCCCCACAGGTTTTCTCGTCCCACAGTTCGCGGGTTTTTGCGTCCACATATCGACCCGATGCGTTCCATGCGCCAAGTGTTGCGGCCGAGTATGAATGCCGATGCCGACAGTGTGGGCACTCCATTGCCGCCGTACGCGCAGCATGCTCTTGGTCCACGTCGCCGGCCTCGGTCTTGACAGTCTCATAGACCAATCCCCACCTGCTTCCGTCCTCGCGGAACCCTGACCATCTTGGCTCGAAGTAGCGACCGCAGCCTTGGCACGTGACCTCCCATTCATACCGCCTCGCTGTCTCCGTGTGTTCCTGCCAGTCGGTTCCCTGCGATCCGCCCTGAGAGATGCAAATGAACTTCTGGTTGCCGAGTCGAACGAAATCGCCCAAACGCGCCTTGGCTTGCCCCATCACGCCGCGATCATACATCCAACATTCATCTAATATGACGACGCGGAAACCTCGGCTTTGCAGGTTGGATTCGGATGGGCCCTTAATAAACAGCGGTTGGCCGTTGGTCCATAACACCTCCTGGGTCCGCCGCTTGTGCCGGTCGAACGGCATGAGTGCCACGCACGGCGAATGCTCTAGGATCGGCCACAGCCGCGTCTCGGCGTGACTCTTGGCGATTGGGTCCGTTTGGAGAATCCACAGCACGGACGCACCCTGCTCGCAGATTAGCCACGGCACAGAGATGTCGGCGAGCAGCGTCTTGCCAGACCGGACAGGTGCGAGGACCGAAATCTCATGCACCCGCGGGCTTTGGATGGCCTGAAATGGCGCAACGAAATGCCGAGAGCCCATCACGGAAAATGCGCGCCGGTCGCCGTACACTGCCGGCAGCTCGGTTACTTTGTCGTGCGCCCATTCCCATATCGGCCGACGATCAGGTGGGGCAAATGCGGTTGCCCACGTAGAGCGGATGAAGGCTAGGTCGGTCATGGTAGCGCAAGCGCACGTCCTAGCTCAGAGAATTTGACGAACAAATCGTCGAACATGGCGCGCAAAACCTCGGCGTTCGCGGGGATTGAATCGCCAGCCCCCGCAAACAGGCGCGGCCATTCCTGCTCAGCCCTCACCCTCACGGCAGCGACCCCGGCCGCTATGCGCTGGATCTCCGCAGCAACCGCCGCCCGCGATATCATCTCACGCTCTCGCGTGTCATTCTCAAGCTTGAGCTTGCGGGCACGTTCTCTTGCGACCGCGGTTTTGTAGCTCGACTCCGTCCCACTCTCCTGCGGCTCCGCCTTGGCCATTTCCACGGCAGCCTTTGCATCGGCCACCAGGTACCAATCCCGCGGACCATCACGCAGCGGCTCAACCTTGTAACGACGCAAGACGCGGCTGAGATAACCGCGGTCCAAATCGAATTCCGCGCATAGTTTCCCGAGGGTCAAACGGCCCGGAAATTTACCGCCGCCCGAATCCACAGTAACTCGGTCGGCTTTAGTGGGTTTGGAGATTGTAGAGGGTCTCATGGACGATTATTGGGGTCCAGCGGTCACCAGTAATAGCACCACAGATAGTAGTTTTCTTTGACGGGTGGGGGGCCTTGTGGCGGCAGTATTTTGGGGCATGGCTGGAAATAGTTGTTGCGAGTATTGTAGGGCGAATAACAACAAAACAAACGCTGAAAAGCTAGGCGCGCTAATGGCCTAGAGGGACAGCGCGCCCTCCAGCACGCGGGAGAGTGTGGTCGGGATCGATATCCCGTGGAGCCTGGCGGCCCGTTGAAGCCTCGCGGCGTCGCTGGCGTAGATCCGGACCTGTTTGGTCGGCGGACCCGCAGGGCGGCCGCCCCGGGCTCCATTGCGGCGGGCGGCGGCGGCTCGTTCCGACGGCTGTTTCATGGCTGGTAGTACCACGGCAAAACTTTCGCCAGCCTGACCATCTCCGGGGCAATGTCCTCGGCTGTCAGCAGGCGCCACACGCCGTCGGCTCCAAGAGATGTCCCGGGCGGCATCTTGAGGGACGCGGGCGTCGGCATGTCCCGCAGATTCAGCACGCCGCTCACCATGACGGCGACATCCCGTAATACGACGCCAGAGCGCTCTAGGCGTGGCACTCTGATGGACGAGCAGTAGCTGAGCATCGGCTCAGAGTAGGCGCGGACCAGGTCGGGAGCCTGCACAACAATCGGCTCCTGAGCCGCGTGTCGGGCGATCACCATCCACTGGTCACGGTCGATGACGTAGCAGACGCCAGCCCGCGCCACCGGCGCCGTGGCGAGGTCGAGATCGGGACGCATGATGGGCACTGGCACGTCGGATCGGATCCGATAGACGTGCTCGCCGGCGATGTGCCATCGGTATAGCGTCGCCCACGCATCGCGCTCGACAGGCAGCGCGTCGCGCTGGTCATCCAGCGATACGAGCTTGGCTTGGAGCTTTCGCGCCAACAGATGGAGCTGCTTGGTCATGTCCGGACCAGACGCGCCCAGCTTGCGCCGAGGGCGTCGGATCCGATCAGGCCAAAGAGACGACCGCAAACGCTCGCGATCCGTCCGCGTCACGCTTGGCGTCCGCGGCGCTGAGGTAGATATAGGTACCGTCGCACCCCTCGACGTGCCGCAAGCGCGGCATCGCGCCAAAGCGGACCTGTTGACGGGCCTCTATCCGGACGATGCGCAACGCCTCCTCGCGCGAGTCAGCCGTCTTGTTGGAGGTATGCTGGAATCCGATCGTGTACTTGCTCATTTTATTCTTCGCGACTTTTGCGACCTGCGTCCGGTCGGTTTCGTCCTCGGGACCATCCCGACGACGGAAAGACGATGGCATCCCGCTCGGTTGCCGTCAACAGAAACCAATCGAATTTTCTATTTTTGGCGCAACCATTTGAGCTCCAACAGGTTTCCTTCACCCATTCTGGCCAGCATGACGTGTACGGGGCCGGGAAACGAATGAAGGGAAAGGATGGGAAGTGAGGGTTTTTCACCGGCTATCTCGGCCCCCTCTAAAATGCCCCACAATCTCGCGAGGGATTGGATTACAGCCATCGAGGGCGCATGAAGTCGTGAAAATGTTTGTTTTCAGGAAAATTGATGACGGCCTGTTCGTAAGCGGACTCAAAGTCTGCGACGAACTCGCTTCCGACCTGCCAGGAAACCCGATTGACAGCGATTTTCCTTTCCTCCTGCTTTTGGACGACGTGGCCGCGCAGCTTTCCCTTGATTTCGGAAGTTTCCCAATCCGCCCAAGTTTCAAGGTGAACCAGTTTCGAGTACCTTCGCCGAAGCCGCTTGTTCACAAAATCGGCTCTCGCTTGGAGCGTGTCGAAATAGGACGCCGAAAGCAGGAGGTTGCATTCGTGACACGACGGAACAAGCGGGCCGCTAGTTGCAAAGGCGTCTTGTCCGCCGCGTTCGTAAAGTCGTGTCATCGAGAACGGGATGACATGGTCCCTGTTGGTCGGCTGCACGCCGCAGTAAAAACAATGAGCCCACGTCCCAAAGTTGAAGCGCCTCGGCATCCAGTTCACGATTTGCAGGCATTGCTGTTCAGTAATGGTCTTGTTTTTGAAGTTTTGAGCCTTCATTCCCGAAAAATGGAGCCCCAAAACCACAAAAACAAGCCCAATCAATTCTACGGCTCGATTTCCGTTCTTTTGCGCCGATTCGATTCGCACCCTCCGAACGCTTGGCGGGCCAACAGCGGCGCGGCGCGAGGCCTCACCTGATCTTGAGTTGGGGCCGGTAGTCGGCTGAACCGGTGAGGTCGAGGACGGCGGCCCGGCTGAGGCGGGAGGCGACGCGGGCGTCCCAAACGGTCTTCAGCTGGGCGGGAGTGGCGTTGGTGGTCGCGAGCAGCCACTTCGACTC